CAATGACAAAGGTATTGCATCACACGAAGTTCGTAGCGGTATTAATTTCCTTATTCAGTCTGTTGCTTCCGACATTAATCTCTTGGCTGGTATTGAGCTAAATCATTGGATTTTAGATAATAATAAAGACGCTAAGATTATCGCTTTGGTCCATGACTCTTTAGTACTAGAAGTAGCAGATGGAGACGTTGAAGAAGTATCTAAAGTTATGGCTGAGTTTACTCAGAAAGATAGAGGTTGCTCTATACCAGGACAGCCAATCGGAGTAGATTTAGATATTGGGGGAGATTATGCCTTTGGAAAATTCGAAAAGCAATACCCAGAGTTTCTCTGATATACACTGGCCTGTATGGATGATTCGTCATCACGAGCATATAGGAGGCGGTCTAGTAACTGATAAATATGGAATTAGGCGTATAGACTCAGTAGATAAGTCTATGTCTTTTCCAATGCGTAGACTAGCTATTAAAGCCTTAAAGGATCTAAGAGTATACCCTCTTAGAAAAGCAATATGGAACTTTAAAGATTTATTAGCCTCTGGCCAGCTTCACTTTATAGACTACGAAGGTAAGATTTATAACTACACTAAAAGTGTATTTCACCCTTTAGTATACCGAAAGATACTATCTAAAAAATACACAGATACCACTACTATATTTAAAGTTAAAGGCATTAACTCTTTCTTTGAAGTAGCAGGTAAGCTAAACTTAGAAGCTATGTATGCTGGTATAATAAACATAGACAGAGGGTACTTACTCTACGAAGTGACTACTGAGAAACTAAAAGACAGCAGGAGGAAGATATGAGTGTCTGCCCCCAAGAGGAAAAATGGGTACATGTACTGAAGTATGTGAGTGCTGGTATAATACTTACTGCTATGTTTATGCACGCTTTTGATATGTTTCCCTATAATATAATGGTGCATATCTCTGGAGCGGTGCTTTGGACTATAGTAGGTTTTAAATGGCGAGAGCCTTCAATTTTACTTAACTTTTTACCTCAGATATTTATCTTAGGTGCGGGTTTAATTTACGAGTTTTTATTATGAGTGAAAAAGCAGTTTTATCAAATAGAATATATATGTCCGCTGACGCTAAACGACAGAAGCTTTTAGATACAGAGTTAACTTACTCTATACCTTCGTATAACCCTATGGAGCCTCCTACTATTATTAAGAATATGGGTAGGATTAGCGATAAACTAATAACTGTTCCCGTAGGTAGAATGGACTTAATACCTGAAGGCGCAGAGATAGTAGATAAAAGGACTTTAGTTCCTGTAGAGTTTCCTAAGTTCAAGTTTGAACTAAGAGATAGCCAGGCTAAGGTATACGACTTAGTAGCAGATAACGCAATTATCAACGCTTTCGTAAGTTGGGGCAAGACTTTTACAGCTTTGGCAATTGCAGCCAAGTTGTCCCAAAAGACGCTTGTAGTGGTACATACATTAGCACTAAGAAAACAGTGGGAAGACGAGATTGAGCATTGTTTTGGCATTAAAGCAGGAATTATAGGTAGTGGTAAGTTTGACACAGATTCTATAATTGTTGTGGCCAATGTACAGACTCTAGGTAAGAAAATGGCGGACATTCAGAAGATGTTTGGCACAGTCATACTAGACGAAATGCACCACGTTTCTGCCCCTACATTCTCTAAGATACTTGATAAATCTAGTGCAAGGTACAAGATTGGTCTAAGTGGTACTCTCGAAAGAAAAGACGGTAAGCACGTTATCTTCAACGACTACTTTGGGTTTGATGTACATCAACCGCCTAAAGAAAACTATTTGCCCCCTAGGATAGTACAAGTTAAGTCTGAGACACGGTTCCCGGACAGCGCTTCTATTCCTTGGGCTCGTAGAGTTAATGCAGTTGCTTACGATGAGAACTATCAAAAGATGGTTGCACAGTTAGCTTCTGTATATGCAGCAAAAGGGCATAAGGTTCTGGTGGTGAGTGACAGGGTCCAGTTTTTACGGAGGTGCGCCGACCTGACCGGAGATAATTCGATTTGTATTACGGGTGAGCTTGATCACGAACTCAGAGAAGAAGAACTGCAGAAGATTAAAGATGGGAGAGCAGACATACTGTACGGCTCTCAGAGCATCTTCAGTGAAGGTATTTCAGTTAATGAGCTTAGTTGTCTTATTCTGGGTACTCCAATCAATAATGAGCCACTATTAATTCAGTTAATAGGTCGAGTTATTAGAAAGATGGAAGGGAAGGTACAGCCTGTTGTTGTAGACATACATCTAAAAGGCAACACTGCTTCTAGGCAAGCAGCTTCTAGAGCCGGAGTATATATCAAGCAAGGCTATGACATTAAAGTAGTGGCAGGAGTATAAATAATGATTCAAATAAAACATTATAGCACTAATTTACAAAATACAGAAGTATGGGAAACAGAGTACTTTAGGTATATAAATATACATAAAGTAGGTAGCAGTACTGTTAGAAAGGGTATATCTGAATCCTTTGATAGTCCCCCTAAAGAAGAAGCCCCCGATAAAGTAGTAACATGGACAGTACTTAGAGACCCGTACCTTAGGTTTATAGATGCTATCGCTTATGACATCGGCTATGTAGGACAAATTGTAAACCAGGAGGCAGTCTTAGATAGGTTACAGGGTGCTAATATATCGGAGTACATATTTGGGCTATCTAATCCTATATTTAGAGGTAGAGGTACAGTACGTCACTCTATGCCCCAAGTATCTTATCTGCTGGACATGAACCTAGACATCTACGTAGACATAAAGGACCTTAGTATGTTCTGTAGTATGCACTTTCCTGGGGTAGACTTTAGCAAGGGAGGAGAAAACTTAGGAGTATCAGAGGATAGAGACGTAGTTGCCGAGGTTCTAGACTCCCACCCTTTGCTTAAACAAAAAGTACTAGACTTCTTGCACATAGACTACTTCCTACTAGACCGACTGAATGCTATGGATAAGAAGTGGTGCTGGGCAAACGGGAGAATATTTTAGCAATTAAAAAATAATACTTGACAGTTTGGTAAAAACTTGGTATAATATATATTCTGAAATGGAGATTTAAGTTGATTTTTTATGACTATGGAAAGGTGCTTAGGTTAAGCAAAGGCAAAACAAAGAATATCATAAGGTTAGTAGTTATATACACTTATGGCATTAAAATGCCTAAAAAGAACAGAGCTATAGGACACTTTTACGGTCAGGATATCACCGGAGATAGTTTTTTGTTAAATCCAAAAGAGCTGTTTAAGAACAAACTTCAAGCAAGCCTAGAACAGATGGTAGCTTACATAGAACTAGCTGGGTATAGAAACTACTTAGATTATAAGTGGCAGGGTGTCAAAACCTTACCACGACGATATACAGAGATAACTTTGAAAGATATAGAGGACAATCCTTTATTAGCACTTGACGAGAAAGATAATATAAAATTTTACTATGAGGAAATAGATAATGGCAATTAAATTTGGAAATGTAACAGGTAAGGCAAAGAAGTCGTCAGTAGACGCATACACTTATAAAGAAGGCAACAACGTTGTTCGCATGGTTGGAGATGTTCTTCCACGATACGTGTACTGGGTAACTACTGCAGACGGTAAGCGTGTTCCTATGGAATGCTTAGGCTTCGATAGAGATAAAGAGCAGTTTACTAATATTGAGAAAGATTGGGTACGTCACTACCATACAGATATGAAGTGTTCTTGGGCATACGCAGTACAATGTATTGACCCAGATGACGGAAAGGTTAAAGTATTAAACCTTAAAAAGAAGTTATTTGAAGCGGTAATGGTTGCAGCAGAAGACTTAGGAGATCCTACAGACCCTACAACAGGTTGGGACTTAGCATTTAAAAAGCAAAAGACTGGACCACTACCTTTCAATGTAGAATACACATTGCAAGTATTAAAGTGTAAAGTAAGAGCCTTAGATGACAATGAGTTAGAAGCTATCAAGGAACTACCTAACATTGACGAGGTTATTAGTCGCCCTACTTCTGAGCAACAGAAAGAGTTTATTGAGACTAGAATTCTTGAGAACGGTGGTGCAGATAGTGTACCAGCGGACGTTGCCGAAGAAGTTACTGAATTACTATAACCAAGTAGTTTAAGGAGAGCCCCGTAACTGGGGCTTTTTATTACATAAGGAAACAACCAATGAAAATTTTATTCAGCGCCGATTGGCACATTAAGTTAGGACAGAAGAGTGTTCCACGTGAGTGGGCAACT